CAATTGTCCACCTATGCACCCGTGGTGTAGGTCTACTACTGTCGCATACGATGAGGACGCAGACTATAGCAAGCTGAAGCGCAGAGCAAGGAATCCAGAAACAGGTAAGACCGAGCTGGTGCCTGCTGATATGACTTATAAAGAGTGGTATAGCAAGTATGTTGAGAAAGACGGGGAAAATAAAATACAAGATTCTAAGGAAGATGCTAAAACAATTTTAAGACATAATACCCCGAAATTATTTTCTGATGTTAGTAACGCATGGGATGAAATTAAGAGAGGTGAATTGTCGAAAGAACAACTTGTAAAGCTGCTAGAATCCGAATATGAATTGGGTGACTTTCCAAGCGATATAACAAAATTAATAGGAGTAAGTTCTGCTTACATAGATGTTAGCAGTTTAGCTACTTCATTAGTCAGACATGGACAACAGTATTCACTGGATGAGTTTATGTTAATAAATGAGGTGGTTCAAAAACCTTATTTGATTCTAGATAATTCAGAGAGGGTTGAAAAATCAATTATTTCCTATGTAAAAATACCTAATAAAGACAAAGTCATTATGGAAGCGGTGATGATACCACGGGATGAAATGCTAGTAATTCACTTTAATAAGGTGGGGATTCGTCAAGTTAAAAAGAATGAAAAAAATATGACGACGCTTTACAAAAAGGAAAAATAGTGCTATACTTTTAGTAAAGATAGAGGTTGAGAATCTGTCACCAACGCGCCACTTATAGTGGGTCGAGAAATGCAGGAGCCCCGACAGTCCTGCCTATCTTAGCACTGAACAATCGTTTAGTGCTTTTTTTGTACTCGGAAAGGAGTAAAGACATGTTTATCTGGGATTGGGTATCAATCGCCTTTGGGTGGTTGGTATTTTTGTTGTTAATATTTATTATTATGGCCGTAATCAGCGGAATAATTAAGTATGTAAAGAAAGGATTGAAGAAATGAATCGTGATAATAAACCTAACATGGATAAGGTAAAAATAGGTGGTATCGTCTATGAAATCGAAAAAATAACTGATTTACAGGGAAAAACAGGAGAATGGGGGCATATTGAGTACAAGACATGCAGGATTGTTCTAGACGACTCAGCTAGTCAACAAATCGAAGATCAGACACTTATTCACGAAATTACGCATGGTATTTTAGTTGAAGCTGGCTATATAAATCATGAAGAAGAGCAGGCAGACCGAATTGGGAAAATTCTTTATCAGGTTTTGGTTGATAATGACTTTTCATGGCTAAAAAACAGAAAGTAGGCGATCCAACATCTTGACTGGCAGGAATAGACTACTATTTATCTAATTATGCCCTAACCGTATGGAATCCCGTACGGTTTTTATATTGTCCAAACTGTACCGATGACATTAAAAGCTGTACTGTTCCGTCGCCGGACGTAAAACGAGATTATCGAGTGGCGACGTAATCGCTGGAGGACAATTATGTCAGAAGAAATCAATGCAACTGTATCTACTGAATCAACTGAGACTGTCGACACTCAAAAAAATGTTGATACGGTGCAGGAAGAAAAGCACGAACGAACTTTCACTCGTGCTGAAATCGGTAAGATGCTATCTGCCGAGCGCTCTAAATGGGAAGCTGAGCAAGAAGCCAAGGAAAACGAAGCTAAGAAACTTGCCAAGATGAACGCTGACGAGAAACAGAAGTATCAGTTAGACCAGCGTGAGCAAGAATTAGCTGACCGTGAAAAGGCTATTGCTCGTAAGGAATTGACCGCAGAAGCTAAAGCAATGCTAAGTGAACGTGACTTACCTGTTGAGTTAGTAAATGTAGTCGATTTGACAAGCGCAGAGACGGTATCGCAGTCTGTCGCTGTATTGCAGAAATCATGGGAGCAAGCCGTGCAAAAAGGCGTACAAGAAAAGCTAAAAGGCGGAGCCCCAATGAAACAAGCGCCAGTCGATAGCGACGGTATCACAAAAGAAGAATTTGCTCGTATGGGTTATCAGAGTCGAAATGAACTCTATCAAAAGAACCCAGAACTCTATAAGAAATTGAAAGGTTAAAATAAATGACAGCAGGACAAACTAAATTAGCCACTATGGTTAACCCAGAAGTGATGGCGGACATGGTTTCCGCTAAACTACCTAAATTGATTAAATTTACTCCACTCGCTTATGTGGAAACAGCACTCCAAGGACAACCAGGGAATACTCTAACAGTTCCAGCTTGGGAGTACGCAGGAGATGCGACTGAGGTTGGAGAAGGTCAAGCTATTTCTCCAGACCAATTGACTACTAAAAAGACCACTATGACCATCAAAAAGGCTGCTAAAGGTTATGAAATTACCGATGAAGCTCTTTTGTCAGGTCTTGGCGACCCACTAGGTCAAGCGACTTACCAGCTTGGTTTGGCTATTGCCAACAAGATTGATGATGATTTGGTAGCGGTGGCTAAGACTGCAACACAGCACGTTGCAGAAGCTCCAACAACAGGAGCAGCTCTTGATAAAGCACTTGCTATTTTTGACGATGAAGAAGACGCAAAATATGTAGCTCTTATCAATCCAGCAGATGCCATTGATTTGCGTGCTAACACTGTGAAAGAATGGATTTCAGGCACAGAAGTAGGAGCGAATACAGTTGTTTCTGGTACATTTGGAGAAACACGAGGTGTTCAAATTGTGCGTACTAAGAAAGTTGAAAAAGGTAAAGGCTTTATCGTCAAAGTCTCTCCTAGCCAGACTCAGACAGACGATGCCAACAAATATGGTGCGTTTGTTATCATGCTAAAACGTGATGTGGCTATCGAAACAGACCGTGACATCCTTAAAAAGACAACAGTCATCACTGGTGATGAACACTATGGTGTTTACCTATACGACCCTACACGAGTTGTAAAATTCGGTGAGTAAGAGGTGACGATATGAGCTTATTGCTACGACGTCATTATATCCAAGAGGAGCAGGCTAGCCAGTATTCTGATTTAGAGAATAAGACTCTAGAAGAGTTGAAGAATCTAGCCAAAGAAGCTGGCATAGCTGGCGCCTATAAGTTATCAAAAGCCGAAATTGTAGAGGTGTTGGAGGATTTAAAAAGTGAAATTTAAAATCAAACAAGATTTCTACGATTGGAAATTAAATGTGAAACGACTGGTAGGAGAGGAACTTGAGATTACTGAGGAGCGCTATGCCGAGCTGGCTGACAATTTTGCCAGCAATGGTGTCGCTATCTCAGATGTTCTTGAGGAAATCCTCCCTGAACATGAGTTTTTAGAAGAGGATTGATATGTCTATAGAGTTGCTGAAGAAATTAACAGGCGAAGAAGATACTCAGCTTCTCATGTTGCTCCAAACGAGGGCTACAAATCTTATCTTGTCAGAGACTAATCGCACATCTTTGACACCAGCTTTAAGTCTCTTAATACCTGAGGTTGCTATCGAGCTCCACAACCGCTCAGGAGCGGAAGGAGAGCATTCTAGAGCGGAAGGTGGTATAGCAGTAGTCTACGGAGAAAACGGCCTGTCTACGGGCCTTTTACAGCGTATACGCATGCACAGACTAGCAAGGGTGGCAGGCCATGTTTTTGAAGCAGAGTAGACTGAAACCCTATCCAATGCGACGGTTTGAAAAGACTGTCACAGAGGAAGGTGTCGCAAAAGAAGGATATGCCAAGGAAGCTGAGACAGTCCGTCTTGAGTTGTGGCCAGCTAATAGCAAGTTACAATCTGAGCTGTATGGCGAGCGTGTCAATGATATTTTGAACGCAAATGCCAACAAGTCAGCTACTATCAAAATAAAGGATGGTGTGTGTATCGATAGCCCGACGGAAGTAACTCATAGGGTTATTTCTAAAAAGATCTACACACATCATCAAGTTTTGGAGTTAGAGCGTGTCAGAGCTACTAGGGGCAGATAGACTTATAGCTAAGTTCAGAAAACTGTCAGATGTTGCGCAACGAGACATTGTTTCAAAAGCAGTTCATCATGCAGCTAAAACCATTGTTCAAGCTGATGCTAAAAGACTAGCACCAGGCAACAATGGAGAACTTAGAAATAGTATCAAGACTAGGGTTAAAATGGACGGGGATAAGGCTATAGGCGAGGTTTACACCAACCTACACTATGCTCCTTACGTTGAGTTTGGAACAGGACCAAAAGGGCAAGCTAGCCATTCTGGTATCTCTCCAGAGGTCAGCGTGACTTACAAGTCTAATCCTTGGTATGTGCATGAAGACCAAATCAATGTAGGACCGTACCATTTTCAAAAGATTGGGGAGTTCTACAAGATGTATGGTCAACCTGCTCAGCCTTATCTTTATCCAGCTTTGAGAGACAATCAAGAGCGTGTGTCTAAGAATATTTCGAATTATGTCCGTAGAAAGATAAGAGAACAAATAAAATGATCAATATCAAGCCTGTTATTTACAAAGAATTGCAAAAGGTCGCAGATAATGTGACTGATACTTATCCTAGCGATTGGGAGACTTTCCCAGTCGTTATTTTTTTGGAAGAACAAAACAAGCCCGGTGAATGGTTTGATGACCAGGAACAAAAATCATCTATCCGCTATAAGGTGGATATCTTTGATGATACAAGCACCAGTGAGTTAGCTGTTAAAATCAATCAGATTTTTGAGTCTTTAGGTTTACGAAGAACCGACTGCCAAGACGTGCCAGACCCGTCTCATTTGAGACATAAGGTCATGCGTTTTGAAGGTGTCGTTGATTTACACTCAGAGCTTGTTTTTCAATTTAGAATGGAGAATTAAACATGTTAGCAAATGGAATTACGCTTTCTTATAGCAAAACAAAAGGTAGCTATATTAAGCTTGTTGGATTGAAAGAAGTACCAGAATTTGGTATTGAACCTGAAAAAGTAGAGAATACTACTCTTGAAGATAAAGTTAAGAAGTATGAGTTCGGTATCGGTGATGCAGGGGAATTGGAATACAAATTCTCTTACAAGAACGACGGAGAAACTGCACCTTATCGTGTATTGCGTAAAGCGGCAGACAATAAGGAAAAACTCTTCTTTGAACAGACTTACCCAGATAACACGAAAGTGCATTTTGAAGGTCAAGTATCTGTTAAACTTGGCGGTGGCGGTGTCAATGCCGTTATCGAGTTCACCCTTAAAATTGCGTTGCA